TATACACAATGAAACCTTCAGTGGATACTTCCACGCAGTTGACGGTGAATACGTTAACACTCAGTTCAACTTAAAAACAACAACTACTAGACCTAGTAATAAATTTAATAATGTAAATTATGCGGCACTTAATAAAGAAAACGGTTGTAGAAAAAGTTTTATACCACGTAATAATAGGTTTGTGGAAATTGATATCTCTGCTTACCATCCTAGCTTGTCTGCTCGTCTTATTGATTATGATTTTGCCGGGGTTGATATTCACGCTCATTTTGCGTCCTTATATGGAGTGGATTATAAAAAATCGAAAGAACTTACCTTCAAGCAGCTCTATGGAGGCGTTTTTGATAATTACAAACACCTGGAATTCTTTCAAAAAATCGAGAAATACGTAGGAGAACTTTGGAGTAAGTTCCAAAGCGATGGGTTTGTAGAATGTAAGGTTTCTGGATATAGATATAAAAAGGAAAACTTGGATAATATGAATCCACAAAAGTTATTTAATTACATTTTACAAAATTTAGAAACGTCAACAAATGTGTTGATATTATGGGATATGCTTTGTATATTACGGGGGTACAAAACACAACTAGTATTATACACATATGATTCGTTTTTATTAGATGTTGATGATGATGAAGAGATTTTAGAAGAAATTAGAAATATATTTAAAAAATACGAATTAAACATAAAAGAAATAGAAGGCTATGACTACAATTTTACAGAATAATCCTAATATGTATAATGCAGAATATGATATCGTATCTGATGTCAAAATTTTAGGAGATTTGAATAATAAATTATTTTGCACATTTACAGATTTAGATGGTCTTGATGCACTTATTGAGGATATAAAATCTAAATATGATATCATTTATAATAAACTTTTTGTACTAGAAATAGTAGGAAAAGATGAATATGTAATAACATATAATGTAGATCAAACCAACCTTAATTCAATCCCAGAAAATACAATTTTAGTACACCGTAAAAAAGAATCTAATACTTTATATACTATTAATGCCCTGAATGAGTTAATTAAAAAACTTAATGGTGGTGTAGTAGATACTAAATATAGAGTGGATTGGCAACATTATAGAAATTGTGTTTTACTTACCCAACATAATGAGTTAAACCAACTTAATACAAAAATTTACAAAATTATTGAACTATAGTTTGGCCCCCCGAATTATGGTTCGTATATTACATTCACATTAACAAAAGTTATATTTAAAAATTAGTTACATTTATGGATTTATCAAAACTTAAACAGAAATTGGATACCCTCCAATCAAAACCACAAGGTGGTCAAAAGACCGATTACTCAACAATTTATTGGAGACCAACAGTTGGAAAACAACAAATTAGAATTGTACCATCAGCTTATGATGCGTCAAACCCATTTACAGAACTTAAGTTCTATTATGGTATTACAAACAAGGTTATGATTTCACCACAAAATTTTGGTGATAAAGACCCCATTGCTTTATTTGCTGGAAAATTACGTGAAGGCGAATATAACAAAGAAAATTATGTATTAGCTAAAAAGTTAGATGCTAAAAACCGTATTTTTGTCCCCGTTGTAGTACGTGGAGAAGAAGATAAGGGAGTTAGATTATGGCAATTTGGGAAACTAGTATATGAAGAATTATTAGCACTTGCCGTTGATGATGAAATTGGGGATTATACTGATATTGTAAATGGTAGAGACCTTACAGTAGAAACAGTAGGACCAGAAGCAACTGGTACACCTTATAACAAGTCTTCAGTACGTGTTAGATTAAAAACTTCACCACTTAGTGAAGATGCTGCTTTAGTAGAAAAGTGGAGTAATGAACAACCAAACCCTAAAGGGGATTTATTTAAGCGTTACTCATTTGATGATATGAAAGTAGCTTTAGAAAAATGGTTATCACCTGAAGAAGAAGAATCGGAAGAATTAGCTGTAGCTCCTATAGCATCACAACCTTCTACTAATTTTAGTTTAGATACTTCAAAAGCTAAACAATCTAAAGTAGATCAATTTGATTCACTATTTGATGATAAAGCTAGTAGTAAAGTTGATGATCTACCTTTCTAAATATGGCAAAAAAAGTATCAAAGTCTCTCTCGGCAGCAGTGTCTGCCGAGATTAAGAGCAAATTTGATCTAAATAAATTTAAATCATCTAAAGGTTTAAATAAAAACGTCAAATTTAAGGATCAACAATGGATACCTCTATCACCTGCTTTCCAAAAAGTATCTGGAGTACCTGGTATACCAATGGGACACATTTCATTACTTAGAGGACATTCTGACACAGGAAAAACAACAGCTCTACTTGAGGCAGCAGTATCAGCTCAAAATATGGGAATACTTCCTGTATTTATTATTACTGAAATGAAATGGAATTGGGAACATGCAGCCCAAATGGGATTAGAAGTTAATTTAATTAAAGATGAAGATGGTGAAGTTGTAGACTATGAAGGTAATTTTATTTATGTTGATAGAGAAACTTTACATACTATTGAAGACGTAGCGGCATTTATTATGGATCTACAGAATGAGCAGAAAAAAGGTAATTTACCTTATGATCTAGCATTTTTCTGGGATTCAATTGGATCTATCCCTTGTGCAATGTCAGTTGAAAAACTGAAAAACAATAATGAATGGAATGCAGGAGCAATGTCAACACAATTTGGTAACACAGTTAATCAAAGTATTGTAATGTCTCGTAAAGAATCATCACCTTACACTAATACATTAATTGCAGTTAATAAAGTTTGGACAGCAAAAGCTGAATCACCAATGGGTCAACCAAAAATGATGAATAAAGGTGGGATGGCAATGTGGTATGATGCAACATTTGTAGTTACATTTGGGAATATTTCAAACGCTGGTACATCTAAAATTAAAGCAATTAAAGGTGGTATGCAAGTAGAATGGGGTAAAAGAACAAATTTACAAATTGATAAAAACCATGTTAATGGTATGCAATCAAGAGGTAAAATTGTTATGACAAACCATGGTTTTATTCAAGATACAGATAAGGACAAGAATGCTTATAAAAAAGAGCATGCTGATGAATGGTCTAAAATCTTAGGAGGAGGAACATTTAAGATTGTAGAAGATGAACAAGATGTAACCCCTGTACTTTACGACGTACAAGATTTATAAAATAAAACATGAAACATAAAGAATTATTTAGTCTACTGGACAGCGTCCAGGAGGATCAGGAAGAGACTATATCAAAAAAACATGACAGAGTATTAATTTTAGATGGTTTAAATCTATTTTTTAGAAACTTTGCTATGATGAATATGGTTAATCCTGATGGAGTTCACATTGGTGGGTTAGGTGGGTTCTTCCGTTCTTTAGGTGCTATGATTAGACAAACTAACCCAACTTCTGTTTATGTAGTATTCGATGGAGCAGGTTCAACTACCAACCGTAAGAATCTGCTCTCCGAATACAAAGGAACTAGAAATTTACAACGAATTACTAATTGGGAGGCATTTGATAATCTTGAAGAAGAACACGATTCTAAAATCGACCAAATAGTGCGTATAATTCAGTACTTAAAATTATTACCAGTTAAAACCACTATACTTGATAAAGTAGAAGCTGATGATATTATAGCGGTATTAGCTGAAAAGTTAGTAGAAAAACATAATTCAACATGTTTTATAGTATCTAGTGATAAGGATTTTTTACAATTAGTAACAGATAAAATTATTGTATATAGACCAATGGAAAAAGAATATTATACTCCAAAGGTAGTACAAGAAAAAATTGGAGTATTACCCTCAAATTTTATTTTACATAAAACATTATTAGGTGATAATTCAGATAATATCCAAGGTATTAAAGGTTTAGGAGCTAAGGGAATATTTAAAAAATTCCCCGAGTTAAAAACAGAAGAATTAACACTTCAAGATATTTTTGATATATCTGCTAGGAAGTTTAAAGAACATGTTGTATATTCACGCATAGTCCAAGAACAAGATAGAATTGAAACTAATTATAAAGTTATGGATCTAAGTGTTCCAATGATTGATGATAAAGGAAAAAAACATATAAATAATCTAATTACAGAAGATTTTCCTGATTTTAATCCTGAAATGTTTATTCAATTTTATAATGAAGATAAATTAGGAGGGATGATCAGAAATTTAGAAACATGGTTAAAAGATATATTTTCACAATTTAAAGGTTATAAAGATTGACACTAAATAGCATAAATCAATACGGACATGATTTTCAAATAAAGGTTTTATCATCTTTATTAACTCATAAAGAATTTTTAGTTAATATACATGATATAATATCTGATGAATATTTTGAAAACCCAGCTCAAAAATGGGCTATTAAAGAAATTTTAAAATATTATGATAAATACCATACTACCCCTTCATTAGATATTTTAAAAGTAGAATTATTAAAAGTTGATAATGAAGTTTTACAATTATCAATTAAAGAACAATTAAAATTAGCTTTTGTTACTTCTGATGAAGATTTAGAATACGTACAGGAAGAATTTACAAATTTTTGTAAAAATCAACAATTGAAAAAGGCCTTAATGTCATCTGTAGACTTATTAAAAGCGGGTGATTTTGATGGTATTCGTTTTTTAGTTGATAATGCATTAAAAGCAGGACAAGATAAAAATATAGGACATGAATATGTTAAAGACATTGAAGAACGTTATAGAGAAAATTCAAGATCAACTGTTCCAACCCCTTGGCCTAAAATTGATCAATTATTACAGGGTGGACTTGGAAATGGAGATTTTGGTCTCATATTTGGTAATCCAGGAGGTGGTAAATCTTGGTCATTAGTAGCTATAGGAGGACATGCAGTTAGATTAGGGTATAATGTACTTCATTATACACTTGAATTAGGTGAAGAATATGTTGGTAAAAGATATGACGCTTTTTTCACTAAAATACCAGTTAATAAAGTAGATTCACATAGAGATAAAATTGAAGACATAATACCTCAATTACCGGGTCAACTTATTATTAAAGAATACCCAACAGGAAGAGCATCAGTATCAACAATTGAGTCACATATTGCGAAAAGCACAAGTATGGGAGTTAAACCTGATTTAGTAATAATTGATTATGTAGATCTTCTTTCATCAAGAAAAACAAATAGGGAGCGTAAGGATGAAATTGATGATATTTATACAAGTACTAAAGGATTAGCAAGACAGTTAGACATACCTATTTGGTCTGTTTCTCAAGTTAATCGTGCAGGAGCACAGGATAAAGTTATCCAAGGTGATAAGGCAGCAGGGTCGTATGATAAAATTATGATAACTGATTTTTGCATGTCTTTATCTCGTAAAAAAGAAGATAAAGTTAATAATACAGGAAGATTCCATTTAATGAAAAACAGATATGGAATGGATGGAATTACTTTTGGTATTCAAGCTGATACTTCTACTGGTCACTTTGTTGTTAAAGATGAATATGTTGAAGGTGAAGAATCTGAAAATTTTGCACCTTCTTCGAAGTCTAATAAGTTTGACACTGATGTAGACACTTTTGATAAACAGTTATTACGTAAGAAATTTTTTGAATTAAACCCTTAAATAAATAAAAATGGCAAAAACATCATTATTACAAGAAAGAATAGTATATAAACCCTTCGAATACCCGGAGGCTTTTGATTTTTATATGAAACAACAACAAGCACATTGGCTTTGGACAGAAGTACCAATGATGGCGGATGTTAATGATTGGAAACAAAATCTATCAGAAACCGAAAAAAATATTATAGGTTCTATTCTTAAAGGATTTGCTCAAACCGAAACAGTAGTAAATGATTATTGGACACAATTAGTTACGAAATGGTTTAGAAAACCTGAAGTTATTGCAATGGCTGTAACTTTTGGTTGTTTTGAAACAATCCATGCTGAAGCTTATTCTTTATTAAATGAAGAATTAGGTTTGGATAATTTTGCTGAATTTTTAGAAGATGAAACAACAATGGCTAAAATTGAAGCATTAATGGATGTTAGAGATAGTCATGATGGTACTCCTGATTGGCATGAAAGAGCTAAATCATTAGCAATATTTTCAGCTTTTACAGAAGGAGTTAATTTATTTAGTTCGTTTGCTGTTTTATTATCATTTAAATTGCAAAATAAACTTAAAGGAGTAGGTCAAATAGTTGAATGGAGTATTAGAGATGAATCCTTACATTCAAATGCTGGGTGTTGGTTATTTAGAACATTACTAAAAGAACACCCAGAATATAACACTCCAGAATTAAAAGCTGATATTGAAAAAGCTGCTCATTTATCTTTAAAACTAGAATTAGATTTTATTGATAAGGTATATGAAATGGGAGATTTAGAAGGTTGTACTAAATATGATTTAGTATCTTTTATTAAACATAGAGTAAATACAAAAATGGGTGATTTAGGTTATGATCCCATAGTTAATGGTATTGATAAAGAGGCAGTACAAAGAATGAGTTGGTTTGATAATTTATCAGCTGGAAAACAACATACAGATTTTTTTGCAAATAGAGTTACTAATTATAGCAAAGGTGTTCAAAATTGGGATGCTGGATCATTATTTTAAGATATGGAAAATAACGCATTACAAGTAGATTATACAAATTGGGAAGCTGGAAAACAGTACCCTGAATGGATGGATGAAATCTCTTTAGCAACGGTATCAAAAGGATACTTATTACCTGGAGAAACAGTAAAAACAGCTTATAGGAGAGTAGCAAATGCAGCAGCAAATAGACTAAAAAAACCAGAATTATCAAATAAATTTTTTAAATTGTTTTGGAATGGTTGGGTTGGGTTAGCTTCACCTGTATTATCAAATATGGGAACTGATCGTGGTTTGCCTATTTCTTGTTTTGGTATTGATACACCCGATTCTATACGTGGAATTGGTTTAACTAACGCAGAACTAATGAAATTAACCGCATCTGGTGGGGGTGTAGGTATTTCATTATCTCGTATTAGAAAACGTGGAGAATACATCTCGGGTAATGGTAAAAGTGAAGGTGTAGTGCCTTGGGCTAAAATTTATGACTCAGCTATTATTGCTACTAATCAGGGTAATGTTCGTAGAGGGGCTGCTTCTGTTAATTTAGATATTAATCATGGTGATATTGATGAATTTTTGCAGATTAGAAGACCTAAAGGGGATCCAAATAGACAATGTTTAAATTTACACCAATGTGTAGTAGTAGATGATTTCTTTATGCGTAAATTAGAAGCAAGAGATCCTGATGCTTTAAATACCTGGGCAACTATCTTAAAGGCAAGAATGGAAACAGGTGAACCCTATGTAATGTATAAAGATAATGTTAATAAGGATAATCCTATTGCTTATAGATTAAATAATTTAGATGTAACAATGACTAATATTTGTTCTGAAATTACATTATTTACAGATGAAGAACATTCATTTATTTGTTGTTTATCTTCTATGAATTTAGCTAAATATGATGAATGGAAAGATACCGATTCAGTAGAATTAGCTACTTGGTTTTTAGATGGTGTAATGCAAGAATTTATTGATAAATCTAGTGGTAGAGAATCATTAAAAAGAACCCATAAACATGCTTCTAAAGGTAGAGCTTTAGGTTTAGGTGTAATGGGTTGGCATACATTTTTACAACAAAAAGGATTACCATTTAATTCTATAGCATCAACGGCTCACACCCATAATATTTTTTCAGGTATTAGAAACCAAGCTGAAAAAGCATCTATGGCATTAGCTCAAGAATATGGTGAACCACTTTGGTGTAGAGGCACTGGAATGAGAAATACACATTTACTAGCAGTAGCCCCTACAGTATCTAATTCTGTAATAACAGGTGGTATTTCTGCAGGTATTGAACCTTTACCAGCTAATGTTTATACATTTAATGGGGCTAAAGGTACTTTTATAAGAAAAAATAAAGTATTACAAGCTTTACTAGCTGAAAAGGGACAAGATAAAAATAAATGGTGGGATCAAATGTTACAAGATGGTGGTTCTACACAAAATCTCCCAGATAGCGTATTAACTCCTGACGAAAAAGAATTATTTTTAACATTTTCTGAAATAAATCAACTAGAACTTATACGTCAAGCTGCGATAAGGCAGCGATATATTGACCAAACACAATCTCTGAATCTTTCATTTGACCCTAATGATTCACCAAAATGGATAAATCAAGTGCACATGGAAGCATGGAAACTTGGGATAAAAACATTATATTACCTAAGAACTGATAGTGTGATAAAGGGTGATTTGGGTTCAAGAATGGCAGATTGTGTTTCTTGTGATGGATAGGCATATGTATCAGCTGGATATCCACCAAACTTCATAGTTGTTAGTTACATTTTGTTTAACTAAAATCATATATTTTATGGAAATTTTAACTAAGATTGGCTCTTGGGCCAACAAACTTACTGAGATAGGTATTTCAGTAATTGCACTCGGAGTAGTACTTGAAGTATTATTTGGCGGAGTAGGTATTCCCTTTTGGCAAGATATATCTGTAGTGGATAATATTATGGGAATACTTGGTAATCTAGATGGAAAAGGCCTATTAGGTCTAGTTGGTGCATTTGTACTGATCCATATACTAAAAAAATAGTGTAGAAGATTACAAATAAAGTTAAAAGGGATGTACTAGCATCCCTTTTTTTTATATTTATAATCAAATATTTAACAATAAATAATATGAAAAAATTATTGCTTTGGTTATGCCTAGTTTTACCTTATTTTGGCATAACCCAAGAGACGGCACCTGTCGCTTTTAGACTCGATACAGAGCAACTTAATGTTCCTAACCCAGACCAAATGAATGTATATATCCAAACCAGTGTTACTGGATGGACTGATATACCAATGGAAGATGTTGGAGGTAATGGAATTTACAGAAAAAATATTAATATAGGTTACCCAACAGATGAAAATGTAGAGGTATTTTATAGATTTAAGATAACATCTTTTGGTGATAATGGGCTACCCTGGACAGCATGGGAAGGAGGAAATGACTCTAATTTAGGAGACTGTGCTTTTCCTGCAGATAGTATAGGCCTTTCAGGAGGTATGGTAAGAGATGTACTAGTACCACAAGAATTAATAGATAATGGTACTTATGTAAATCCTTCAGGAGAATATAAATTAACTCATTGTTTTAATGAGTGTGGTAATCAACCATGTGAAGAAGAAACAACTCTAGTTGAATTTAAATTGGATATGAATGAATATCCTGATGAATATACCCAACCTTATGTAACGGGAGAATTTAGTAATTGGACTGATCAATATCCAATGGAAGATGAAGATGGTGATGGTATATGGGAATTAGGAATAGAACTTCCCGAAGGTACTTATTTATGGAAATTTATGTTAGATAATTGGGCAGACTCAGAATTACCAGCGGGTGTGACAGATTCTTCAGCATGTTTTATACCTGATGGAAATGGTTTTATAAATAGAATTTTAGATGTTGTTATTGGTGACAGTATTTCTCTTCCTCTTGTTTGTTGGGAATCATGTTTACCCTGTGGAGCAGTTTTAGGGTGTATGGACCCAACCTCGCAAAATTACAACCCCTGGGCTACTATAGATGATGGTTCTTGTTCAGTAATACCACAATGTGAAGAAGGGCAGACTTTATTGCAAATAATTTATACCGGAGATAACTGGCCGGGAGAATCTAGTTGGATTTTATATGGAGATAATAACGGAGTAGATGTTACTTATGCAAGTGCACCTCAAGGATCATATAACTCAGCTCCTCCTGGAGT